ACCCGCTGCCATGACTCGGGAATACAAACTGGGGTACGTCTCGGCCAGTTGGACCGGCGGCATTGTCGTCATTCCGATGTTGGTCATACCATTGATCTCGTTCAATAAAGTCCAAAGAACGGAATTCGACACCCAGTGTGTCATTTTCCTGAATCTGAAAACTAGTCCACTCAACTACCTTCAGTGCTACCGGCCAAGAGTACTCACTCTGCCCGATAACCAAATTCTCAGTATGTTCTGCCGCGTTAAACGGCCATTCGTATTCGGCCTGATTGATCTTCTTGATGGCGGAACGTACGGCATCCTTAACGAGAGCCTGTACACCCCTAACATTATTAAACTCCGCTGACGCAATCTCAACTTCGTTGAGCCGTCGCAGAGTCTGATTACAAAGATCAATAAACGTAGTGGCCATGCGTCCTTCCTAAAAAATAATGGAAGGGGGCCCCCCGAAGGCGACCCCCAACCAGTCTCGTTACGCTACGTTGTAGTACGCAGCGACGAGGCTCTCACTCCGAAGCACTTTCCGACCGTAGAGGTTCATACCACGAACCACGTCGGCGAAAGTCTCCGGGCTACGGAACGACTCCGTCTTTGCGATCTGCTGCGCCGTAGCAACCGCACCCCGATGACCCGCGACAATGATGCCGAAGTCAGTCTCGGAACCATCAGCGGCGGTAGCGCCGGGGCCGGAACCGATGAAGGGAAGGTTGTTAGACTTGTAGATCTGGAAGCCACGAACAGTAGCGCCGCCGATCCGACCGTTACGGAGAATGCCACCGGCATCCTGACCCGAAGCAAAGTCGTTGTTGATCAGCTTGCTGTCCTCGTCCATCAGCAACTCGAAGAAGACCGGGTCCGCAACGAACCAACGATCCTCGGTATCAACGTTCTGCGTATCGAGAATACGAGCCATACGGTTCAGCACCGCGAGGGGGCTGGTGACCGCACCCGAACCACCGCCAGCGGCGAGCGGAATCGAGGTGATCTCTGCATCAACACCCAGATCCGAACCACCGAAATCGGTGATGTCCAGTTTCTGAGCAGCAAGCAGTTCGTCGTTGTCAGCAGTCGAATCCTGCTTCGTGCCGGAGACCGACGTACGACGGACATAATCGCCGTTTGCGTCCTTCTCCCAGCCCGACAGGTAGCCGAGGACTTCCTGATCGAACGCATCACGCAGCTTGTAGGCAGCGTTGTCAGTCGCTAGATCAATAAAGTTAACGTGGCTGTGGGCCTCTTCGATGTCGTCCACCTGAAACTGGAAGGCGTTAGCCTGATCCACAACCATGGTGAAGTCGGCATCGCTGAGATCCGCGGAAGGTCTTCTGGACCTTTTTCGAATAAATTACGGGAGAGAAATTCCCGTTCGGCAGATTGCCGTAACCTGATGCTGTAGGAAATGCCATGATTAAAATCCTCCAAGTGTGAAATGGCATGAGAACCGGATAAAACCGGTCTTTCTGACAAGACACAGAAGTGGACATATCCGTGGCAGCTGAAGGCAGGGTGCGTAATAACTTCAGATGGCCGTCCGAGTTATTACGGGCCTACTTCTAACTGGTAGACTTCACGTCAAATTCTTCTGCTAGTGCGGCCTGAAAACCAAAGGTTAGCTGATATAGGACAGGGCTTTGGGTTTCGGATGCTGATCCTACTAAGGTAGGTCAGACATAAACCTCTAAGAAAATGTTAGAGGTTAAAATAGAAAGCCAGTTTGGCTTATGGACAATTATAGCACATTAAAATTTTAACATGCAATAGATTGATTGGTTAATACTCAATTAATTCAACAATATTTAAAAGAAAAGGGGGACGTATCCCCCAATTAAATTATCGAGCGCCGCCCGAAAGGTCGTATTCAAACTCACCTTTCCGCATTGCCTCGAAAATTGCTTCCTCGTTCTTCTCGTAATCGCGTGGCGACATATTCTGCACCATCGATTCCGTGAACTTCTTGCGCCCACCTCCAGAAGGAGCCCCCGCACTACGGGTGTCCACTGCGGATGCGGCGTCCTTGCTGGAAGACTTTTTCCGAGCCTTGATGCCTTTGTGGTATTTGTACAAATCGATCGCTTCAGACGCCGCCTTGGCATCCGTGTTGTTCTTGTACAGTGCGTTCTGCACCCACTGGGACTGCATCTGCGCCCATTCATGGAAAGCTGGGTCTTGGCGGATCTCAGAGAAGTCAGGGTGCAGTCGCATAAGTTCCTGCTCTGCTTTCTCGCGGACCACCTGATCGCGCATCTCCTCCACCTTCTCCAGACGCTTTTCACCCTCAGAAAGCATCTCACCAGCCCGCTTACGAGCAATAGTGTCTACGATAGCAGCAACGTCAGGGTACCGCTTGGCCCACTGCTCGACTTCCTCGTCCGTCTTCGGAAACTTGATCTGTTCCTTGGTGGCCGAGTCCAGCTGAGTCTTCAGTTCATCGATCTGATGCTGGTACTGCTGCTCTTTGTACTGAAGGTGGCGGCGCAGATCGCCATACCGCTTCTTAAATGACTCATCTTCTGGAGCAGCTGCAGTCTGCTGCCCTTCACCTTCTGCTGCAGGTTCCTGTGTACCCTGCTGCTCTGCAAGCATCTCCGAATAACTCTTATCGTCTTCCAAGTCTTCCTTACGTGCGTAACGAGACATACTTAATCTTCTCCTTGGGGGCCGAAAAGTAGCCGGTGTTTACCGGGGTTTTGCGGGTAGCCCAGACCGCAATTCATGGAGCGCCTTAGCGCATAAAAACAATTTTTGGAGTATTGCGGACCGCCATCTGACCGGGCTTGGTAGGGTAGGTGTTTTCCATATCCTCTTCAGTCGGCTCTTCCTGCTCCATGGTCTCTTCCTCGACCACAAACTCAGCTTCCTCAACCTCATTGCCCTCTGGCGTTTCATACTCTTCGTCATCAGGATCAGTGACTACAATTTCACCGTTCTCTTCTGATACTTCCATTCCAGCATCTTCAGTATGATCAGCCAACTGGTCATATTTTTCGCTAGCCGAAAGCGTACTCTCCGACTCTTCCATTTCCGGATCGATCTGCTGAATAAGACCTTCCATTGCCATGGACATAAGCCCCTGACGTGCCTCATTCTGGAAATCTAGGATGCCCTTAAGGCCGTGGTACTTGACCACATCGGCAGGGAGAACGTACTCGCCTTCGCTGATCATCGCCGGAATGTCGTCGCGGACATTCTCTTCATCGGCACCGATAGGCACCGGGTTTCCCGATACAGGATCTTTTCCACTGTACATGGTAGCAGTGAGCATATCCGGCCCCATAAGACCTTCACCCATCATGCTCATGCCCCCGGCGTAGCCACCGCAAGCAGCCTCCATCGGCTCCTCTTCAGACTCTGGTGCAGAACCATCCTCTTCTACGCGGCGGTATTTCTCATCCTGACGCGGATCGTCTTCTTCTCGACGGTACTTATTCATTGTCACAATTCCTGTGTAGTGCGAATTACTTGGCTTCTTGTTGTACTTCTTCTTTGAGATGTTGAAGGCGTCTCAGTTCAGAAATACGCCCCTGCGTTTTAATGACCTCGTCGTGACTGCTCATTTTCTCTAGAGAGTCACGGTACTGCTCAATTCGTGCAGCTATATATTCTTGAAAAATAGGATACGCCGTCGGATCGTTCACAAACGGCAGAATGTGTCGGTAAAACTTTTTATCCATTACGCTCTAGCTTGTGGCCGTGCTGGTTGAGGAGCGGGCTGTCCACCACCATTGGCACCACCGCCGCCGCCAGTGAATCCAGCCTCATCTGGGGTAGGGGCTGCGCCCGGCGCAATGTTACCTGCGCCATTACCTGTCGGATCGCTTGGAGCAGGGGCACCACCTTGGGCACCCTCAGCGGGGGGCTGCTGTGGCATCATAGCCGCAATATCCGCCATCATCTTAGCCTGAATAGCCGCTTCCCGAGGATCATTGAGGATTTTGTCCTCGTGCAGATCCATCGACTTGGCCAACTCACGCAGGATGTAATCGTACTTAACGAACGGTGCCATGGTCGGATTGGCTGTCATTTGCATAAACTGCAACAACTTCTGCGACCGGACCTCGTTACGCAGGAGGCTCTCAGTACCGCGAGCAACCACCTCAAGATCGCCAAGGAAAATCTTGTCGAAGTTAAACTGCATGTTAAACGCGAAGTGGGCCCGTCCCCACGGCGATAGAAGGTAATCGTCGATATTCCGAAC